AGTAGGAACAAGGCATTTTTTCATGAAGGACAAGCTAAATTCACTATTTTTGCCGTCTGAGCTCTTCAATGGTGGAACAGATCTTCATGATCTCAGTGAACTCTTCTTTCTTTATCCTTCCAGATTCGAAATCAATCCGTGCATCAATTCGGGCTCTGGAAACCATAGCCTCCACCATACTGGATATCCCGACTGGTCTTCTGTATGAACTGCTGGGGAAGAATTTTTCAAATAAATTGCAGCACCTTTGGTACATTTGTTCATCTTCAAGTACTCCTCTTTGACTTGTATTCAAGATGGATCGATTTCTTTTGGGGATCCAGGAGTGTGTTGTTGCAACAGCATCATACTCCATGTTTTTGGCTGGACCATGTGCTGGCATCATCACTGCATTGTTCATTGATTCAATTTCTTTATGGCTGACAAATGGGTTCAGTGGGTTGCATAAACGCCCCTGGTAATCCTCATCCATCAATTCCCATTTTAGGCAGACTTCAGGAATGTGGAGATTTCTAATGTTGTATAAATTTGGGCCTCCGTCGGAGACCAGCAGTCCAGCTTTGGAACGGGTTTGCTCCCACAGTTTCTTTATTTCAAATGATCTTCGGGTTTGTATTTGTGTGTCACCTCTATGGCATCGGTACGTGTACCTGTAATCTTTGATGAACAACTGAAGGGCCATTTGAGCTGTTGCTGGACCAAGATCATTGTTTATCATATTGTTTTTGATGACAGTAACTCCAATACTCATGTCCGCTGACTCGTTGCTCCCAGACACACCAAAACTGGGAAGCTCCATGCTGAAATTGGCAACAAACCCATAACGATAGAAAAAACTTGTGAATTCAAATGTACCTGTTCTGTTTATGTAAGACTTTTTCTTGCTCATATTGATTCCATGTAGCTTACAGGTTCGATAAAACCTGTCGACTCCGGCTTGAATCCCTTCATGATTGGGTGCATTCACAATCAGAGCAAAATCGTCAGAGGATTGAAGACCATCCCACCAGTAAGTAGTCTTGGTGTATCTCTTTTGTCCAAGATTCAGGATGGAGACGCCTAATACAGTGCTTAACATATTGAACATGCCCATCATCATTCCAGGGCTCAATGATGCAGTCCCCTCTATTAAGAGCGGTCGGATTTTTTCAATCTTCTTTCTTGTTGAATCATTGAAATATTTCAAATCAATGCTTGCTAGCATTTCTGCAGGTATTTGAGTTCTAAGTTTCATACTCTTGCTCTCAAACATATACCCTTTTCCCAGTCTCGCCATTTTGTTTGAGAACATTATTGGAGCAATACTTAGAACATTTCTGAACCATTCGGGCTGATTTCTGGTCATATATGTGATCATGGCCAAAAACATCCGAGGATTCTGATTTTCGTTCCATTTGGTGTTATCTCCAGTGATGGTCAAAGAAAGTTCGGTGTCCTGAGAATTGGTCATCATCTTCCTTACAACATTTGCCAACTTTGCTTTCTTCTCATTGCCTCCAACTGGCAACCCTGATTGTTCAAGTTTCTCACATATACTCCTTGCCAGTGTCTCAACAAAGTATACAAACCCCCTTATTTGCATCCCTGGGGTTGCAATTGCTCTCCGTTTTAGCTTCCCTCTCTCAGCATCTTTGGTCATTGTGTTCAGGGTCAATGCTCTAATTAGATAACTCCTTTTGTTCAATCTCTGTTTCCTTTTACCTATTGTTCTCTGTGTTATCATTTTCTTAGTCATATTGTCTCTCACCCGTCTCTTTCTCTGAAAATGAGTTGTGATCCCCATTTCTTCTTTTTTCATTGACTCCATTACATCCTTAAGGAAGTCTATGAGCCTTCCAGACTCATTGGCCGTGAGGCCATTTGATCTGAACACTTCTATTGTGTTGGCCAATGCTGTTGCAGCAGGCTGGTTTCTATTTAAAGTCCAGTCATAGGTCTGTCGGCCTTGTGTCAGCTTGTCTACTCGTGTTTGCTGAACAACCTCCATCGTTTCAATACACGAGTTTTCAAAAATACCAGGATGGGATTCCTCAAGGAAAGCCATTGCTTCCAATACACAATCTGTTTGGGCATAACCACTTGGTTCATTGTCTTCTGGCAGTGGCCCATCAATCGGGTTGAGTTGCGGTGCTCCAGTTTCGGTGTTTGTTGTCCATCTTGCCTTTTCTGAGTACTGATGTGTCCTGTTGACAGTATCCATGGTGTATCCTGTTCCTGTCCCATGGCTGTAAGGAGGGTCTCCGGTATAAGGGAAAGTTGTGCTTATAGCATTTTGTGCTGGCACTTTTAAGAAAAGTAAGGTCGGATTGACATCCATTCAAATGGTTTGCCTGCTTTCGCT